GAGAAGAAAACTCTATTAGAACAAAATAACAAATATAAGAACATGCTTATCAAGTTGAAAGACAAACTTCAAGAAGTAAACCTTTCAAATGCTAAGCTATTGTACACGAATCGCGTGTTGGATAGCACCTCCCTGAATGAGCGACAAAGAAATAAAATTGTCGAAGCTCTGTCTAAAGCCGATTCTGTTGAGGAGGCAAAAGTGATTTATGAAACTCTTCAAAGCGCAGTGGGAAGTACGCGTAAGCAAACTCCACAATCACTGAGTGAAGCCGTTGTAAGAAATCATTCAACTATCATGCCTCGTCGAAATGGGAAAGTGCAAAAAAATACTCAATTGAGTAGAATGCAAGTTCTCGCCGGCTTAATGCCGAAACAAACAGAAAATCAATAAGGAGGATTTTAATATGTCTGTTTTAAATAAACTAACTGAAGGCATTGTTAATCGCGATCTCCAGTCGGAAGGTGCTGCTCTACTTGAAAAGTGGGACAACACAGGTCTACTGGAAGGAATTGGTTCCGACCGCGAAAAACAAACTATGGCGTGTCTTTTAGAAAACCAAGCCAAAGAGCTTCTTCGTGAAGCTTCTTCAATGGGTGCGGGGGATGTCGAAGGCTTCGCAGCCGTTGCATTCCCAATTGTTCGTCGTGTATTCGGCGGACTTGTTGCTAACGACATCGTGTCCGTGCAACCAATGAGTCTTCCGTCAGGTCTAATTTTCTTCCTGGATTTCCAGGTAGCTTCCAGTCCCGGCGGTTTGACATTCGAAACCAACGATTCCCTCTACGGTGGGGGCGTGGTTGGCCAACAGATTACTGGTGGTGTTAACTTAACTTATGCTTCCCAGGATCAGCTTGGCGCACTCGCTAGAAACGATGGTTTGGATGAAGGTTTCTATAACCTTAACAATGGCTTTTCATCTCCAACTGGCTCTGCTACGGTGGGCGCTGAGAATGTTCTTGCTTATGCCAGTTCCGGTTCTGCTGATGCAGGTATTGCTAATATCGATATTCAAGATAGCGATATTAACAATCTGTATGCTGACGCGTCGTCCGCAGACAAAGCTAAGATGCTTGCTGTTCTTCAGCATGATCCTGATGTACTTGGCCTCGGCGCCGGCCATCAGGCTCTTGTAGTAAGATTTCCCAAGTCTCTTCTTTCCGGCTCTACTGCAGCCGCAAACATGGTGCTGAATGAGGATAACCTCATTGCCCTTGAATGGGATGCAGGAACCGCCGCTGATGATGAGCCTCTTATGGTGCGTCGCTTGACTGCTCTTGGTTCTTCGTCTCATCACCCAACACATTCCTCATGGAATGGTACCAAAACTCATGTTTATATGGTACTTCTTGGTAAGGATGCTGACATCTCCGGGATGGGTTCTGCTACGGCGACGACTGCTCACGGTGCTGCCGTCATCACTGCAGGTAGTAACGTTGTTATTAACTTCCCGATGAAGGATGACTTCGAAGGCTCCCCAGCTGCTGGAACGTCTAATGCACTTGGTGCTGTTGTTGGTCAATCTCAATGGGGTCTGGAAAATAATCCTGACATTCCAGAGATTGATATCAAAGTCGACAGCGTGTCTGTCACGGCGATGACCAAGAAACTTAAGGCGAAGTGGACCCCAGAATTGGGCCAAGATCTTAATGCTTATCACAACCTTGACGCAGAAGTTGAGCTTACTTCAATTCTCTCTGAGCAGATTGCTCTCGAGATTGATCGTGAAATTCTCAACGATCTGGTTAAAGGTGCTAAGGCTGGTACGCTTTATTGGTCTCGCCGTCCAGGCAAGTTCACAAACCGCGCCACTGGTGCCCCCATTAGCACTCTTGCTAATGAATCACTTCTTGGTGCCGACTTCACCGGTACGGTGTCTGAATGGTATGAGACTCTTGTCGAAACCATTAATGATGTATCTGCTCAGATCCATCGTAAGACGCTTCGCGGCGGAGCCAACTTTGTCGTAGTGTCTCCCGAGGTTGCTAACATCCTCGAGTTCACTTCCGGCTTCCGTGCTGATGTCACTGGTGACACTGACAGAGGTACTGTTGGCGCTGTTAAGTCCGGCGCTCTTAGCAAGAAATGGGATGTATATGTTGATCCTTACTTCACCAGGAACCTAGTTCTTGTTGGTCGTAAGGGTGGCTCTTTCCTTGAAAGTGGCTATGTATACGCTCCATACGTACCTCTCCAGGTAACGCCTACTATCTTTGGCGTAGAGGATTTCGTGCCCCGTAAGGGCGTCATGACCCGCTACGCTAAGAAGATGGTACGTCCTGATATGTACGGTCTTGTAGTGGTTACTGACCTCAACGGTTAATTCTTAGAATTAGCTTTTTATGGAAAACCCCAGTTTGACTTCGGTTGGACTGGGGTTTTCCTTTTTCGAAAACTATTTAGATCAGTACAGGAGATTTTATGAATGGCTGTTCCAACATTAACACCGTCAAGCACAACCACCGCGGTGCGCCTTCCAGTTACAGGAAGCCCCGCTAATGTGGCCTCCGAAATGCCTTTTGGCATTTATAGTGATTCGACCGGTCCTTTATATTCAGTTAACTTTTTATCGGGCGCATGCGATCAAGTTGCGTATACATACAAAAAGCTTGGAGGCGATGTATTAGATATAGAATTATCTTCTTCCAATGTTTATGCTTCATACGAGGAAGCAACGTTGGAATATTCATATATTGTTAACGTTCACCAAGCAAAGAATTCTCTTTCAGATTATCTTGGGAACAGGACAGGAAGTTTCGACCATGATGGAAATTTGCAATCTGGTGAACTTTCTTCAAGTTTGAAGGGCACCCACGCTGCATTAAAGATGCCTAGATTTGAATTTGAGTATGCCAAAAATGTAATGAGAGGGGTCGGAACAGAGGCTCACGTTGGAGGCTCGGAAACAATTCACTCGGCATCGTTTGCCGTTGCCACAGGAACTCAAGATTATGATTTGCAGAGTATAATTTATTCTGCTTCAGTCGCCAGTGGTAATTCAAATTTTTCTTATTATAACAAAGTAGGTAAAAATAGAATTGAAGTTAGGAAAGTCTATTATAAGACGCCACATGCAATGTGGAGATTTTTTGGATACTATGGCGGTTTAAGTGTTTTGGGGAATATGCATTATTATGGACAATACGCTGACGAATCAACTTTTGAAGTTGTTCCAGTATGGCAAAATAAGCTTCAGGCGATACAATTTGAAGACGCAATTAATGTAAGGCTTTCACATTTTTCTTACGAGATACAAAATAATCGATTAAAAATATTCCCCCCGGGTAATACTACAATGGGCCCAAAGAGAATGTGGGTTGAGTTTACTGTCAAACAGGACGCATGGGAAGATAATGATAGTAAAAAATCTGGAACCAGCGGCGTGAATAATATGAACACCTTGCCGTTTGGAAATATACCATATGGTAAAATAAATTCGATTGGCAAACAATGGATTAGAAGATTTGCCTTATCTTTATCTAAAGAAACTTTGGGACAAATTAGGAGTAAGTTCGGTACAATCCCAATTCCAGGCGAAAATTTGACGCTCAATGGGGTCGCTCTCATTACCGAAGGCAAAGAAGAACAAGATAAATTGAGAGAAGAATTAAAAACAACTCTTGATGAACTAACTTATGCAAAACTAACTGAACGTGATTCATCAATTTCTGAAAATACTATAAAATTATTACAGAATATTCCAAGTCCAATATTTCTAGGTTAAAAGGATTGAACAATGTCGTATGATGAAAATAAATGGTCACAGCCAACTCAGCCGCCACCCCCGCTCTTTATTGGTCAGAAAGAAAGAGACTTAATTAAACAAGTTAATGACGAATTAATTGAGAGAGTCATTGGCCAGCAAATAGTTTATTATCCAATAGATTTAGAAACTACCAATTTTCACCCCCTTTACGGAGAAGCGATAAATAAATCTTTTCTTAGGCCTGTAAGAGTTTATGTCTTGGTTGAATGGAGCGGAATTCAAACAAAGTACAGCAAGAACATCGGTTTAGACAAACAAGTTAATATAACTGTGCATTTCCATAAAAGAAGATTAACAGATGATCAAAGTCTTTACGTAAGGGAGGGCGATTTTATCTTGTATGGAAATATTTATTATGAGATAGTTGAGTTGAATGAGCCGAAACAAATATTTGGTCAGAATGATCATAAGGTAGAAATATCTGCTAAGTGCATTCGTTCTAGAGAGGGACTGTTTGATGCCAACTGATGATACCATAATTGCAGAAATACCTTTCCAACCATCAACTATAGAAACAATCGATCAAGCAGTTTTTGACTTTATCGATAAGGATTTTAATGTCTTTTCTACTACAAATAAAGGCTGGAAAAAAACACCAGTAATTTGGGTCGCCGGCGAAAGAGCTTATCAAATTAAAAGAGATAAGGGATTAAGAGATCTAAATGGTACTTTAATATTACCTATAATCACAATTGAGAGAACAGGGATTACCAAAAGTATGAGTAAGAGAGGTGTTGTTAATGCACACTTGCCATCTATAGGAGACGCTAAAGGAAGCCCTGACATAGTGTATGCGAGAAGAGTACAACAAGATAAAACAAATAATTTTCGTTCTGCAGATGCAAAGAGAAGATATGCAAAACAATTAAATTTTCCTGGTAAGGATTTTAAGACTGGACCTTATCAAGCATATAAATCCCCTGGTAGCGGAAAAATTGTTTACGAATATATTTCAATGCCTTTGCCTGTATATTTGGATATGACCTACTCAATTACCTTAAGATCGGAATATCAACAACAAATTAATGAAATGTCTGTCCCGTTTATGACACGCACTGGGAACATAAATCAAATTATGATCGAACAAGAAGGTCACTTTTATGAAGCGTTTTTTCAACAAGAATTTGCTCAAACTAATAATTTGTCTAATTTAGAACAGGAAGAGAGAACTTATGAAACAAAGATTGACATTAAAGTGTTAGGCTATGTACAAGGAAGCGATAAAAATGATGAACAACCAAAAATTGTAATTCGCGAAAGTGCAGCAGAATTTAAGTTTCAAAGAGAACATGTTATGTTGGGGGATGACATCGATAGGATACCCAATGCTCCCAACTTAGCTATTAAGCCAAAGGTAGGGCCAGAACCAGGAGAATATAGGTCATAATATTATTTTGTGTAGTGTCTTTTAGGAATTGCAATAACTATTTATATAAGAAATCTAATTTTTAGTATTTTATAAGGAGAGTTTCAAGTATGTCAATTAAAAAGTATAAGTTCATTTCCCCTGGAGTTTTTGTGTCGGAGATTGACAAGTCTCAACTTCCTGACGAACCCCCGGATATTGGACCTCTTGTTATCGGTAGAACCAGGTTTGGCCCGGGCCTCCGCCCAATTAGAGTTAACTCATCTTTAGATTTTGTTAACACATTCGGCGCCCCCGTATCAGGTTTAGATGCCGAAGATCTTTGGAGAGACGGCACTCAGCTGGCAGCTCCAACCTACGCTTCTTATGCAGCGATGGCATTCTTAAAATCTGGCACCGGGCCAGTAACAATGATTCGTTTGCTTGGTAGGGAAAATGATAATAAAGTGACCAATGGTGA